CTTGTTCATAATACATATCAACAACTTCCTGAGATACTTTAGTTCCTACTTCCCAAGAATATTCAGGGTCTTGAGGTTGGCATAAATGCCCTATACCTAAAGTTTTATATCCTAAACTATCTTCGTAAATCTCTAACACTTCTCCTTCGTGTCTTTTTATTTCAGCTTTGCAAAGTTCTACATTCATTTTATTATTATTCCTAAAAAACATTTAATTTAAACCAAGTTTATCTATTTGGTCAGAGTAAGGTAATCCTGTATTAGGGTCTTTTCTATCTGCAGGGTTTTCTTTAGTATTAGGAACATCAAATGTACCTGTTACTAATCCACCCGTAGCAAAACTTCTAACTCCAAGTTTTAATATTTTTTCTTTAAGTTCTGGAGTAATTATAATAGTATTAACTTTGTACATTTCTTCTCTTTTAACATAATTTTTTAAGTTTTCTCCAAATAATTCTTCTCTAATTTGGTCCATCATTTCTCTATTTTCTTCATACAAATCTATTGGATTAGTACCGTCTTTATCCATTAAATCATTTTTATCTATTTGTAATTTTTCAAATGTTCCACCATATTCTTCTGCTAGTTCTTTCATATAGTTAGGAATATTTTTATCATATAAAGGTCTTGTATATTTTGCTTGACCTATCCCATATCTGTTTTGTATAATGTCTCCTTGAACTACTGACAAAGCATCTTGACCATTTTTTACAGCAGCTAATAATTCTCTTTCTAATATTCTTTTATAGAACTTTTTAGTTATTGGATTTTTAGGAAGAAGATTTTCTGGATATCCATATTTTATTTTATTTGTTTTAACTGATTCTTTTAAAGAGTTTAAATCTTTAATTAATTTAGAAGTAATACTTTTTGCATAATTCTCTGGTGCTAACTCATTACTTCCTACTTCTATTTCAGGTGTATTTTTAAATATGTTTTCATCTACTGTGTTTAAAGGTGTTTGTCCTAGTATACCATTAGTAATTTTTTTTGTGCCACCTTCTCTGGCTTTGTCTAATTTTATTAAATCAGAAAAATCTATATAATTTAATTCGTTATATTCTTGAAATGTTTTTGGATTTGTATAATCAAATTTTGTTTTTAAAAAGTCTATTTTATCATCAATAGCTTCTAGAATTATATTCATTTCATCAAATATTTCTTTAGCTAATTTTTCATTTTTATCAGTCTTTATACCATAGTCGTAAAGCCTAGTATAATAATCACTTTGAAGTTCTTCTATGTTTCTAGAACTAATAGTTCCTACATCACCTTTTCTTAATTTTCTATCTTTTGATACTGCATGTCCAAATTGAGTTAACTCATCATTTCCTGAAAAATGAAAACCTGAAACTGAAAGCTCTTCAACTTTTCTACCTTGTACATTATAAATAGTTTCTCTATAATTTTTTCCTCCGGGTGAATTATCATCAATAGAATTAAATAATTTAACATCATAATCTGCTCCAAAATCTGCTATTAAATCATTCTCTTGTAGAAACATTTGCATTTGAATTTTTGCTTCTGCAGGACTTTGTATATCGCCTATACTTTCTGCTATAATTTCGCTATCAAATAATAAATTTTGTATTTTTTCATCTTGAGAACTAATTATGTAACCGATGTCTTCATTACCATATGCGTATAAATCTAAATCTCTATCTATTTTATCTATAAAATCATCACCACCTAATGCTCTTTCAACATCAGATAAATTTACTTTTATTACTTCAATATCTTTTTGAGTCTTGTTAAAAGGAATTCCGGGAGGGTACATTTTAGTACCTTTAAGTTCAATATTTTCAAGTTCTTTTTCAATATATTTAAACAAATCAAGTCCTTCAAAGTTAATAAAATCATCTTTATTCATAGTATTAGTATCAAATTTTAAATCTTCTTTTAAACCTGTTGCAGTTCTAACAAAGGGAACTATTTCTAGTCTTCTATCCGATATGTTTTCTGCTATCTCTATACCTGATTCATAAGGGTGTTCCATTATATATTGTTCTATGTCTAAATAATCCATTTCATCTTTTGTAACTGCTGTACCTTTACCTCTTGTTGCTTCTTTTTTTAAAAACTTAATTAGTTTAGGTCCTGTCATTTCTGCTGGAGCATCTTCTGCTAAACTTCTAAGTACAGGAGAAACATTACCAAACTTATCCATGTAAAATGATTGTACTAATTCTTGTAATTCTTCATCAAACTCTGGTGTAATTTCTCCATCTATGTTGTAATCACTAGGACCACCTTCCATGTCATCAGCTTTTTTATAAAAGATAGGTTTTAAATTATCTCCGAGTTTACTTGTATTTAATTTTCTAGCTAAAAATGAACTAACTTTACCACCAATTCTAAAAGGTTTTCTATCTTTTATTTCTCTTTCTTTAATACCTCTTTCTTTTTCTTTTTCTTCTTTTGGAAAAAATTCTCCAGCAGCTTTTCTTACTGCACCTCTAGGTAGTTTTATAGGTTTAGCAGCTTCTTGTAAAGGAGTGTAAGGTTCTCTAACACCTGTATACTCTTCCATAATATCTCCAAGATATCTATCAAAAATATTTTTAGTTCCTGTCAAAGGAGCTTTACGAGCTAATGTTTCTAAAAATCCTCTATCATACAATAACATTCCTACAGCATCACCAAGAATAGGACCTCCTGTTCCTACAGCAGCAGTTAAAGGATTTTGTCCATAAGCCATACCTTCAACACCTCTAAATAAATATTCTGGTGGACCTAATAAACCAACACGCTGTACAGCTTTTATATTATCATAAACTTTATCTTCTCCTCTATCTATTCTAGCTCTTTCTTCTTCACTAGCTCTCCAATAGTTAGTAGCTTTAGCAACATTAGTAGATATAGCAATAAATGCAGCTAGTTTTGGAGCATTAACTGCTGTATCTGTTATAGTGTTTCTAGCAAAATTTCTTAGTACCGTATTACCGAATACTGTAGGATATCTTAAAAACTGTGTAAATATATCAACTCTAGGATTAGTCATAAATCTAGGAACATTAGCAAACTCTCTACCTGTTTGTAATATTACACCGTTAGTAAATCTTCCTGCTCCTCTTGTTATATCATTTCTATAAAAGTTTGTTTTCCTAGCAGTTTCATTTATATTATCGCCATACTTTTCAATAAATTTTAATCCTTCATCTATGTTTACACCTAAGTCTAATAACTCTCCTTCAAGTCTTTCTTTAGAATTTTTACTTAAAGTTTTACCAAATGCATTTGTGTTGGTCGAAATTCTTCTTAAGTTTTCCATTATCATATCTTTACCTGTAGAAAACGCAGCTAACTGTATTGTTTTTGTCCAAGGTATAAGCATGTTGAGTCTATAAAAACCTCTAGCTCCTCTTTTTAAAAATTCGTTTTGTAGTCCTTCACCATCTAAACGATTTGTTAAATCTGCAACAGCTTCATCTACAGCTAAAAAAACTCTATTCATTTCCTGAACTATCTCATTGTCAGTTAATTTATGTTTTTCTTTTAGTATTTGACCCATATCTCTTTGAAATATATGTCCTGCATTTTGTATAGCATCTTGCATACCTTTAACTGCAGATGATGTAGGAGCTTTTCCTAATGCTATAAATGCTTCTGATAATGAAGAAACAGTAGCTAAAGGTAAGTAAGCCATAGCATTAGCTAATTTAGTTCCGTCATATAAAGCTTGAAACTCTTGTCCTCTAAAATAATCTACTTGACCTGTAATAGATTTGTAAGTTTCTATAATTTGTTTTTTATCTCTAGCAGTTAATTGTCTACCAAACTTTTTTAAGTCTTTATTTATAGGGTCAATAAATCTTTTTACAAATTGTGCTTCATTATCCATTTTAAACATTATTAAATTGTCTGAATCTGTTTTACCCATAACTCTAACATCAGAACCTTTTTGTAAAAAATGTATTTTGTGTTCTATAGTTCTAGCAGCATTCATAAAATAATCTGTAGTAACCATGTGTAAATCATTTGTTAAAAATTCTTTAAATAAATTATCATCTAAGTTTTCAAACTTACGAGCTTGAGTTAATAAATTAGAATGAGAACTATATAGTTCATCTTGTTTATTAAGCATACCTTCAACAACATCATCTACTTTATCTCTGTCAACAATTCTAAATTTATTTCCATCTTTATCTGTTCTAAGTCTTGTCAACATCTTTTTAAATTTTTCTGGGTTATCTTGTATTGCTTGTCTGTTCCAACTACGAGGGAAATAATCTGTAATATCTTGAACATTCATACCTGCTTTTATAGCATCATTTCTTATACCATCATAAAATGTTCTTAAATTTTTAGAAACTTGTACTACTTCTTTAGAAGCATTAGGAACTCTACCACCTCTTAAAAGAGTTAATACTTGTTCTCCTTGTTCTACTGACATTCTACCGGTTGAGTATAAAGGTCTTATTGCATTTTCATAAGCTTCTTTATAGTTACCTCTTCTAAATTGTATATCTTCTGCATAAGAATATCCTAATCTTTGTTTAGACCTTTTAGTTAAATCTTTATTAAATTCAGATGTCATTTTTTGACCAAGCAATCTAGCGTTTGGAGAAAACTCTGCAAAGCCTTTTAATATCCAAGCAGGACTAGCTATACTATTAGCTAAAATTCTATCTTTATATCTTCTAGCTTTAAATGCAAGGTCACTACCTGCTTCTTTTCTATACATATCATTTGTATAAAGTCTTTCCATTCTATCTTTAAAGAATTGATTTTTATTTGCAAGACCTCCAAAGACACCACCAGTTAATAAACCTACTGCTGTTGTACCTGCTAACTCTGGAGCAGAAAAAGCTTTTCTCATCTTTGTATTTACTTCTGCGTTTTGTCTAAAATAATTATCTGTACCAGCCCAAGTACCAGCTTCACCAGCTACAAGTGCAGTACTTTGACCTGCTGTAATTTTACTAGGTGTTGTGTTTACTTTAACAAGTCCTTTTAAAGCTTTTTGTGCTGCTTTACCTGATGCTATTCTAGTTGCTAATGTAGTTCCTCCACTTACAGGAGTAAAAAGAACAGAGGCTAAAAGTGTTGGGTCAGAAAGCATATCTATTCCAGCATCTTTAATAAGTCCAAGATATTGTTTCATGCTTCCCATATCTGCACCATCAAAAGTGCTACGAAGATAAGCATAGTCTTGTTTTTGTTGCTCAGTAAAATTACCAGTATCATTCATTCTTTTTAATCCTTTTGCAAGATTAAAATCAGAATCTCTAAAATACTCAAAAATATCATCAGACTGTTCTCCTATAGATGTTAGGAATCTTTCTGATATTTCTTGGAATTGTTCGTTGTTTTCTAGGTCATCTAAAGTATAACCTAAACCCAGCCTATCTGGTGTTCCTAAACCTAAAGAACCTTTTGATTTTATAGCCATATTAACCTATTGGATTTTCTGTAAATTTTTTATTATATTGAAAAAAAGGGTCTAAAGTAGGAATTACGCTAGGATTATCTTTGTCTCCATTGTCTCCATCATCATTTTTAAACATATCTTTTACCATCTGTATAGTTGGATATCCTCTACTTTTAAGAATTTCATCAGTTAATTCTTTGTCAGCCTCATCAGTAAATTGTTCTGGTAAGTTTAAAATCATTTCAAGGACTCTTGGTTCTCGTTCTGGCTTTGTAAAATTTTCTTCAAAATCATCTAAATACATTATTAATTTTTCACCAACATCAAAACCTTCTTGACCTTTAGTGTCAGTTTTTTCTAGTATTATCATATCTATTTCATATAAAGAAGGTTTTCCTGTATATCTTTCTTTTTGATGATTTTGATACATACTAGCTACAGAATATTCTAAAGCTGTTACAGGGTCTGAAACTATATTTGAATAACTTTGTAATATATGTCTTTTACCTAGTTCTATAGTTTCACCAAATAAATTTTCTTGAAGTAACACATCTGACTTTTTAGGATTATCTTTCATGTATTTAAATTCTGTTTGAAAACCCGGTGCTATTTCTTCCATGTAGTCCATATTTAAATACATACTATTATATAAAGTTTTATTTTTTGATAATTGCTCTAGTGTAACTTCTTCTTTTTTCGTAGTTTGTGAAAAAGCGTCTGGCATAGCTATTGTTTTAAAAACAGTTTCACCGTCTTGGTATTCTTTTGTTATAACTATATGAGGTATAAGTTTATTACCCTTCTGCATAAATATAGGTTCATCAAATTTATCTTTTATATAAGGTTTATATTTTTCTGGATTTTTTTTCATTTCTTCTTCTATAGCACTCATAGAACCTTGATACATAGTTGCAGAATCTCCAAAATTAAATCCTAACTTAGCAAGTCTATCTATTACTTCACTTTTAACTTGAGCATCTTTAGCTTGTAAAGTTTTATCAGTATGTGACATAGTAATTTTTTTAATCTTATTACCTATTAGTTCTCCTATATTTCTTGGAGCTTTAACTCCTGACTTAATAAACTCTGTTAATTGGTCAGGACTTATTGAACCTATTTTTTTATGATGATTAACCATTCCCATGAAATCATTAAAATTAGTTTCATCATTTACATAATCATTTATAAAACTTTCTCTAGCATCTGATGCATATCCTTCATTATTAGGGTCTATAAATCTTGTAAAATCATTACTAACATAACCTCTAAATATTGCTAAATCATCAAGTCCTTTACTTTTTTCTCCATTATAAAAATTTAAAAAATTAGTAGATGATTCTATTTCACTAAACAAATTAGAATTTTTAAATAGCTCTTCTTGTTCTAATGCTTCTGCTTTATTATTTAAAAATATATTAAAACCTTTACCAGCTAAATCAGCTAATAATAATCTTCTACTAAATTTGTCTTGTTTCTTAGCTTCTTTATCTCTTCTTTTTCTAGCGTTGTCAAATTGCTCTTGTGCAAATCCTACTCCACCATCATCATAAAATGTAGACATTATTCTTCTCCTCTAGATAACAAGCTTTCTTCTTCTTGTTGTTGTGGTTCTTCTCTACTTAATAAACTTTCAGGCATTTCCATGTTATCTATTTGTTGTAATATTTCTCTAGGAACAACTCCTGAAGGAACTTTAGATTCTTGTGAAACTTTTGTATTTACTAATTCTTGTAAGTTTTTTTGTTTCATCATTTGAATATCTTTTTCATCATCCTCATCCATGTCTTCTTCTTCATCTCCGTTTATACGATATTGAATATTTGCTTTTTCTGCTAAAGCCATTAATGTATAAACAGTAGGTTCAATTAACATCATTAATAAATCAGGATTCCATTTACCTTGTTCAAAACCAGCTTGTAACATTTGTAATGTTATATCTGTTATAGGGACTCCTGCTCCTATACCTTTCATAAGAGGAACATAGACTTCTTTATCTAATAGTTGGTCAGCTATAAAGTTTAAAGCTTGTTTGTAATCTGTATACTCTGGTGGACTTTCCCAAGGATATCTTGGGTCTGGGTCATTTGTTAATGATTGTCCGGGTATAGGTTTACCTGCATTTACTAATGCATCTACTGCTTCTTGATTATATATTTCTGCCATAATTTATCCTAATCTTTGATTTACTGGTTCAGAATAATATTGACTTATATCCTGCCAGTTATTCATTTGAAATGATTGTTGAGTTAAATCTGTAGTATTAAAAACTCCCATTCCACTACCTGTAGTAGGTAGCCCACCAGTATCTGCATAAGTTACTAACTGTCTTGAGGCTGGAGGGTCTCCTGCTACTTCATATTTAGCTCTAGTTGTAATACCTTGAATAGCACCTTTTGTAAGAGCTTCTTCTGTTTTGTCTTGTACTTTAGCTAATATGCTTGGTTGAGTTACTTCATCACTTGCTGCTTTGGATAAAGCATCTTCAAATTTTTTAGAACCTTTAACATCTAGTTTAATTCCTGCTTCTTTAGCAGCATCTAAATCTATTGATAATCCTTTATCTTCTACAAATTTTGTATCAGCTCCAAACAAAGAAGTTTTGTCAGGACTTAAAACAAATCCTTCTCCTTTCATAAAGTTTAAGCTTCTATCAAATCCATTGCTTATAGCTTGAGTAACAGTTTGATAAGCATTACCTACAGCAGTTCCTGCATTGTGTATAACTTTTACAGCTTGTTGTAGTAAGTTACTACCGGGTTTAGCCCAACTTCCTATACTTTGCCACATATTTCCAAGATGAGGCATTAAAAACATTAAACCTATTTGACCTACAATACCTAGTTTACCAAAAGCTTTACCAATTTTTTTAACAACCTTTTTAATTCCTCTACCTATTTTTTTAACTGTCTTTCTTAAAAATCCCATTTACTACTCCTTATTATGATGGTGGAAATACTGTATCTATTACTCTAGATATGTTATTAAAATTACTTTGCCAATTCTTAGCAATATCTCCTTCAGCACTAGCAGCAGCTATCATAGCTTGTACTTTTCTTGTAGCAGTATCATTAGCCCATCTAAAATTATAATCTGCTTGGTCTCTTAATTCTTGCCATAAAAATGATTGAGCTGCTGAAGTTAAACCAAAAGACATTTTAACATTCTCTTGATTAATAGCATTCTGTGCAGCAGTATCAGCTAAGTTTGCTCTTCTTCTCCACTCTACATTTGACTGTTGAATTGCTAATGCATTTTGTGTATTAAACTGGTTTCTATTAAATTCCATTTGTTGATTAAACTGCTTTGTTTGATTTACTATAGCAGCATTTGCTTTATTAATATCAGCTTCTCTTCCTGCTCTACGAGCTTCTGCAGCATTTGCTTGTTGTACATTAAATTGTTGAGAAGCGTTTAACTGTTGAGAATTAAATTGCTCCATTTGTAAATTAAGATTTGCCATGAACTGTTGTGTTTGATTTTCACTAGCAGCATTAAATTGTCTTGCAGCATTTGTAGCAGCTTGATTACTTAACATTCTTTGTTGTTCTTGTTGAGCTTGTAATACATTTGCTTGTTGTTGATTACTTAAGTTAGCCATATCTAAAGCTAAAAAGTTTTTAGCATTTTGTATTCTTCTTTGTCCATCTAAACTAGCTTCAGCTATATTAGCTTGTGACATAAGAACAGCATTTTGTATTGCAGCTTTTTGTTCGTTATTAGCTTCTACAATGCTTACAGTTTGCATAAACTTACTATTACTTAACTCTGTTTGTTGGTCAGCACTAAACTGAGCCATGTTAAGATTAAATACTTTATTAGCATTACTTAATGCTGTTTGTTGTCTCATCTTAGCATTTTCTATTTCTACTTGTGCTTCAATAGATTTTTGTTGAGCTACACTTTGTTGTATAGCTTGTGCATTACTTTGAGCTATTGGTACAGCACTTTGTATAATAGCATTAAATAAATTATCTCTACCAACACTAGAAGCACTTAGTCCTCTTCTTGCTAACATAGCTTCTACACTAGCAACAGCAGGTCTAGCCCATGTAGGTATTTCACCATTTTCCATACCACTTAATAAGCTATCCATTTGATTAGATACTAAAGCTTCTTTAGGTAATCCAGCTATTACACCTCTTTGTTGTTCTGTAAAGTCTGTTAGTCTAGCTTCTAAATCTTCTGGGTCATTACCAAGATTTGTTATATCTTCTTCTGATAATCCTGCATTTCTTAATTGCTTTTTAGCTCTTGTTATTCTTGCTAAAGATGTACCAGCTACTTGTGCTGCAGATGCTTTTGCTTCTTCACTTAATGTTCCTACAACTCTTTGTGCTAAAGCACCGGGTTCTATTTCTACCTCTGCACCTTCAACTGGTGCAACTCTATCTACTCCTACAGCTTTAGCTATAGCATCATCTTTCATTTCTGTTTGTGCAGCATTTACTGTTACTTCTTCAGTTATAGTATCTGCAGTCATTTTAGATGCAACTACAGGCTCTGGAGCTTTTACTGTTGAAACATTTTCCATTTGTTGAACAACTTCTGGTCCAACTTCTTTTATGTACTCTGGAGTAACTCCTTTTAAAGAAGCTAGTTCAATAGTTTCTGCATCAAACTCTTCCCCTGTTTTTAATTTAACTAATTCTTGTTGAGGTATTGTACCTTCAGGAATATTACCAGCAGCTATATCTTCTGCAGTTCTACCAGTTTGTGTAATTCTTTTTGCTCTTTCTTCATCAAACTGTTTTGTAGTTCCTGTTATAGAAGTTTCTCCAGTTTCTGTAGTACTTTCTGCTTTTTGTCCTGTGTCTATATATCTAAAACCATTCCATGTGTGAATAGTACCATTTCTTACTATTGTAGCTTCACCATTTGGAGGGTCATTAGGTTCTCTTCCTCCCATAACATCATCTATACCC